AAGAAGAAATCGCATCGATGGCGGCATTCGATGCGGAGGTGGAGGCGGGCTTTCAAGCACACGGCGGTCATTTCCTATCCGTGATTCCGCCCGACCTCGCCCTGCATTTCAAACAGACGTTAAGTGCTGCGCCACCGCTAATCAAAGCCGTGGTTTATAGCACTGTGCTATTTGCTATTTCGTACGGGGAGCATGGCTCTGATTGCTATCGTGGAGATTGCAGCAATCAAACAACACACTAATGAGGTAATACTATGGAACAGTTATTTGACGACGAACCACAAGAACCACTCCACACCCCCATCCCATCGCTGCCGCCAATTAAAGTACTCAGCTGCGTCCCGGAGCAGAAACTGGGGCAGCAAGCGAAACTTGAATGGCTGGAGAAACAATTGATCGAGCACGCTCCCGACCTGTTGCTAACACCGCAGGAGTTTTTCGGTGGGGTTCAACAACTGTTCTTCAAGGTAGATGAGCCATTGGCCTATGAGGAAGACGTTGTGCTTGATCCAATCAAGGCACTCGCTGTCAAGCATCACTGCATCATGGCATTCGGGGCGCTGGTGATTGATCGCGTTTCACGGCTCACCCGCGAACGCTTTTATCTGGTCGGCAAGGGAGGCGATGTGGCAGGCTACTATGATAAAATGATGCTCCCTGCGTACGATGTGGCCGGTCTAACCGATGTCTCACCGGAAGAAAGTTTCCGTAATCGTTCACAGGTGGTTGACGTGGATGGCATTCGTGTCAGCGTGCTGTTTTGTTGGGAGGTGTATTCAAGCTACCTCTGGCATGCGATCTCCCGCGCCAACCCGGACCTCCTGCTGCACCCGATTAAGTTCGGCGTCTCCGGATGGCCGCAAAAGGGGAAGGATCCCGCGACAGGTAAGGACATCGTCACTGGTTTTGGTTTCGGTGCGGACGGCGGATGGGTGGAGCGCTTAAAGATGGGATCGCGTTACGACATCGCGGCGCCGGTTGTTTGTAGCACAAACTCATGGAACCTGCCGAATCGTTCTAAACCACTCGCAGGCGTGATTTATCCATTCGAGAACGTGCCTGACACATTATGGCATCCCGCCAAAGGGGAACGCGGTAACATAACGGAGCACGTGCAGGTGGATATCATCAACCCGTTGGAATGGCGCTTCATTCGCGAAAACAAGTATCAGTTCTTTGAAGCCACCGGCACGTGGCCGGCAAGTCTCTATCGCAAGAAAACGATGATGTGGAAGATCAAACGCATGGAACGTACGTTCGCCGGACTTCGCACTTCCCGTAAGAAAAAGACCGGGCAGTTCAAAGAAGCAGACGGCGCGCCATTGCTGTTCTGGTGAACGCCATGGCCATCGAATGCTATTACGATAAATGCCCATACCACAGCTGCAATGATTCAGATGCGGTGGAGGACGGACCGTTTTGCTATCAGCCGGACTGTCTTGTGCCGGCCGACTGGATCAGATGTTTTCAACGGCTGTGTGACTTGGGGCGGGTGGAGGGGCTGAAAAGCATCGACCGTGAAGACGGTGTGAAATGAAGATTTATCTATCCGACAGTCAGCGCATGCTGTCCGTCCCATTGAAATACTTAACAGAGGAACAAATGAAGATTTATCTCTCCGGGAACTATCTAGACAATGTGGAGCGCGTGGACAAGCTCGTCCATCGCCGCCTTCTCTCTTACTACTACGATGGCATGACTAACGTCACCGAAACACTACGGCGGCAGACCGCCCTCGGCAAGGATTTATTCCTTGACTCCGGGGCGTATTCGGCCTTGACACAAAACCTTTCCATCCCGCTCGAGAAGTACACAACCTTCGTGTTGGAGTGGCAGGACAAGTTCCAGAAGATCGCGGGACTAGATGTGATCGGTGATGCTGAAGCCTCAATGAAAAACTTTCGCTACATGAAGGCGGCAGGCGCCAGAATCATCCCGACCTTCCACTATGGTGAACCCTTCGAGGCGCTCGATGCCATGCTGGCGGAGTGCGGTGAAGATGGGATCGGCATTGGTGGGGTGGCGCAGCTCGGCACCGGCGAGGCGTTGCGCAACTGGCTGGATCTTGCATGGGAACGCATTGCGGACAAAGGCGGTAATCCGAAGGTCAAGGTGCATGGCTTCGCCGTCACATCGCCATATTATTGCATGCGATATCCATGGCATAGCGTCGATAGTACGTCATGGTTGATGGCAGGCGCACTTGGCTCGGTGACGATTTTCATGGGCGGCAAGTTATGCAAGATCGCAATCTCCGCCTCCTCCCCCGATGCCAAGAAGGTTGGCGGAATACATTATAACGAGCTGTCACCAATCGAGCAGGCGTTCGTCAAGAATCATATCGAGGCACTTGGCACGAACTTGGAGGAGTGTGCGGTCGGCGGAGAAAACTTTCCGGCATACTGCGCTCGCGCCATTGTAAACATCGCAGCGTTTCAAGAGATGGAACGTATTGCGGCTGCAGCAGATCGTCGTTTCTTCCACAAAACAAAAGGCCTTTTTGATTAGGAGTTCATCATGATTAACACATTAAAATTCGTCCGCGGTTCGGTAAGTACAAAAGACCTGATACCCGTCCTGCAATGCTTTCATCTCTACGCCGGTCGCATTCAAGGACAGAACGGCAAGATTGCAATCGACGCCCCGTTCCAAGCGTTCGGCGTCGGGGACTTCACCGTACCTGCCGAGCGCTTCCTAAAGGCGGTCGATGCCTGTGATGGGGAACCAACCTTAAACCTCACCGATGGTGGCAAGCTGACCCTGAAACGAAAGTCGTTCCGTGCCACCTTGCCACTCGGTGATCACACAACATTCCCGCTGGCAACAAAGTCCGGGGAGCTGATCGAATTGGGTGGTGGTTTACTCCCGGCACTTCGCCTCCTGCGTCCGTTCGTTTCGGAGGATGCGAGTCGTCCATGGAGCACCGGCATCCTGCTGCGCGATGGCTATGCCTACGCGACGAACAATATAGCCCTCGTACGTACTCCGCTGCCTTGGGGCTTCGGTGCTGTTAACCTTCCTGTGTACGCCGTGGACGAACTGCTACGCATTGGGCAAGAACCGACCGCAATCCTGCAAGATAACTCCGCATTGGTGTTTGAATTAGGAGATGCCTGGCTTCGCGCACACCTCCTGATGGGCGAATGGCCGTCGATTGAAACGAAGTTTGAAGGTCTCACCTTCGGCGATCCGGTTCCACCTCTCCTGACGAACGCCATAGACAAGATCCTTCCATTTTGTCCTGATCCGAAAATGCCGGTGATCAAGTTCGGGGAGAACGGCGTTAGCACAACCGAGGGGGATCACTCTGCCGCAGTGGGGGACATCCCCCTGCCAGACGGCAGCTATCGCGCCGAAGTTCTGCAACTGGTACTCGGTGTTGCAACGCACGTCGACTTCGCCGCATACCCCAATCCAATCGGGTTCTCCGGTAACGATATCGAAGGTATGTTTGTGGGGCTCCGCGCATGAGAGCCGATGCCGAAGGCTTATTCTGGATCGATGCGCATCCAGCATTACAGGAGCGCACCAAGAAGGCAGCAGGGGAGGGCAAAACAAGGGCTCCCCACGCTGTTCAGCAGCGCGCCATGCCTGCCCTACCTGAAACCGGTTGGAAGCCGCCTACCGCGTTCCCTCGCTTAGATAGCGCCCAGATGATTTGCATCGATTGCGAGACCTATGATCCAGATCTTTTGACACACGGTCCGGGTTGGGGAAGGGGTGTAGGCCACATCGTAGGGATCGCAGTCGGGACAGATGACGGGCAGCGATGGTATTTCCCGATGCGCCACATAGTCGGCGAAGGCAATCTGCCGCCAGAAGCCGTCCTGCAATGGTGCCGTGATGAATTTGGCAGAGCCCACCAGCCAAAAGTATTTGCCAATTCACAATACGATTTGGGCTGGTTGAAACAGGAGGGTGTCGACGTGGCAGGGGATATCATTGACGTACAGATTGCCGAGCCGCTACTCGATGAACACCGCACCACCTACGCGCTCGATTCCCTCGCAGAAAAATACCTCGGCGAAGGAAAGGTGGATGACGCGCTTTACAACTGGTGTCACCGTGCCTACGGCGGCAAGGAAGGTCGTCCGCAGGCGGGTAACATTTATCGCGCCCCACCTTCACTCGTGGGACCGTATGCCGAAGGCGATGTCGACCTGCCGCTCCGTATCTGGCAGCATCAAAAACCATTGCTCGAAGCACAAGGTTTGATGGAGCTATTTCAAATTGAGGCGGTGATCCCGCGTATACTGGTCGGCATGCGCATGAAAGGCGTTCGCGTCGATGTCGAGGCGGCAGGACGCGTCAAAGAATCGATGATCAACTGCGTCAAGGACGCAGTTGATGAAATCAAAGACATAACCGGAGTCAAGGTTGATATCTGGGCAGCACAAAGCATCGCGGCGGCGCTCGATAAAAAGGGCATCACCTATCCCAAGACCGCCAAGGGCGCTCCATCGTTTACATCCGAATGGCTGGAACACCATCCCTCCAAGATTACTTCCTTAATCCGTAACGCGCGACGATTCGATAAAGCCAGCGCCACTTTCATCGATGGCTACATACTGGACAAACAGATCAACGGGCGCATACATGGACAGTTCCATCAACTACGCTCCGAACGCGGTGGCACAATTGTAGGGCGCTTCAGTTCAGATTCACCGAACCTCGAAAACATACCCTCACGCGATGAGGAAATCGGTCCCATGATTCGCACTCTCTGGTTACCCGAAGACGGCGCACAGTGGACTGTGTATGACTTCAGCCAGATTCAATTTCGTATCATCTGCCACTATGCGATCGGGGCAGGCGCAGATGAAGCGCGCGCAAAATACCACGCCGATCCACAAACAGATTATCACAACATGGTGCAGGCGCTAATCAAAGAAACTACCGGTGTACACTTGGAACGCAAACCAGTCAAGACTATTAACTTCGGCCTAGCCTTCACGATGGGGCTGGATAAACTAGCCGAGAACCTCGGCCTCCCTGTCGCCGAAGCCAAACCACTGATTGAGGCATACCATGCCGGAGCGCCTTTCATCCGAACCACCGCTGACACAATCGCCACCACCGGGCAACAGCGCGGATACATCAAAGGTATCCTCGGTCGCCGGCATCGTTTCGATCACTGGGAACCCCGCGACTGGAATAAACGTAAAGACCACAAACAAACCACCGATCGCGCCGCACTAGTCGCGGCCGTCGGCGGGCGTGACAAGGACGTCGTCCGCGCCTTCACTCACCTAGGACTCAATCGTCTGGCGCAAGACGGCGAAGGCAGCCACGTTAAAAAGGCACTCGTCGAATGCTATAAAGCGGGGCTCTTCAATATCATAGGCTATCCACTCAATATCGTTCACGATGACGTCAACTTTAGCAATCCCGAAACACCCGAAGCAGAAGAAGCACTCACCGAAGCCAGACACATCATGGAGAACGCAATCAAATGGAAAGTGCCCATGCGCGTCGAGCGCACTAACGGTCCCACTTGGGGCGAACAAACCGATCACACGGAGGCATAAATGAAATACACACACCAGAAAATAATACACCGCGCGCAGGTAGTTCAATGGGACCGCACAAACATCACCACCATGCGAGCGCTCGATCACGATCTTATGGTGCGCCACTCGGCAGGAATCTTCACCCTATCAATCGGCGCTTGGCGCGTCAAAGGAGAAAATGGCGGACTCAAAGCTAAGAACAAACACCTCTTTTCCCTCAAATACGAGTCAATCAAATGAGCGAGGCGCGGCTCTGGGAGCGAATGCGGACCGGTATTTCACCCTATTTATTCGCCCAACGCCTCGAAAATATGGTTGGGCAAGGCGTCCCTGACACCGTTTTTCATTGCAAAAAAACAGGAAATTGCGCTTTCGTGGAGCTCAAATATCGCGAAAAACTGCCTTCGCGTATTAGCACTCCGGTCTTTTCCGGGCAGTTCGGGCTAAGACCTGAACAGGTTTCTTGGCTTCATGGACGCAGCCGGGCAGGCGCAAATTGCTGGATTCTTGCACAAGGTGGACAGTTTCTCTTCCTCATTCCGGGAATATTTGCCAGAGAGTTAAGCGGATTTAATAGCACAATCCTGCCAGATCGCTGCACTTTAGTGATTCCTGCCAGAAATACGGATTGGCAGCTATTGGCCACAGCGCTCACTACCGCCCCGTGCACAACACCCGGCAAAATATTAGGTTATTAGCTCCTATATAGGGAATTATATGCCTCGCATGTGTCGTGTTTTTAAAAAAAACCTAATATACCTAATATACCTAATATCATTTACTAAATACAATAAGTTAAGCTGTATTAGGTAATCGGGCTTTACAGGTTTGTTAATATATTGGGAATTTATGGCAATTTGATACAATATCTATCCTGTCGATGCCTTTTATTTTGAACGAAATGCATAACCTCTAAAATTCCCTATATAGAGCCGGCGAATGTGAGGTGGTTGATTTTTGGACGATAGTCATATATCATGCCGCTAATTGATTCCAATGCGGAGCGCCCTTATGTCCGACCCGGCAACAAAACCTGTACGCGCAAAGAGACAAAGACCTGCTAAGCGCGGGCTCTTGGGTCAAGCTGCGCGGGAGCAGCATGTAGGTGGCTTGAACTACGAGGAGGCGCTCTTCGTTGCCTACCTGATGAAAGAGCCTACATTCAACAAGACCGCGGCGTTTCAGAAACTTCGACCTGAAGCACCGTACACGACTTGTGCAACGCGTGGTAGTGATTTTGCCAAACGTCCACATGTGGCAAAAGAACTTGAACGGCGTATGCAATTACGCGTGCAGGCATTGGGCATGGATGATGACTATGTACTCAACCTGCTCAATCTCGTCTCTGCGGTTTCTCAGAAGAAGCGCTCCCAGAAGAAGCGCATCGTTGATGAGGAGACCGGCGAGATTTCGTTCGTAGTGGACGAGACTTTGGTTGATGCTATGGCACTACTCAAAGCCACCGAACTGCTAGGGAAGATCAATCGCCAGTTTGTGGATCGACAAGAGGTCACGGGTGCTAACGGCGGTCCCCTGCAATCACAGGTGGTCGAATTGACCAATGAGCAGTTGAAGGAGGAAGCAATCAAACGGGGTCTCCCGATTACTGTATTCGAGAAATGAAACTCGACGATCTCGATCTACTGGAGAAGCTGGCACACTATGAGGCGCGAACGAGCTTTTATGCCTATCGCCAGTACATCAACCCGAAGATGAAACTCGGTTGGTGGCAACGTGAGATTGCACATGCGTTGCAGCAGTTTATGGAAGATCTGCAAGCGGGTAAACGCCCCAAGCTGGTTATCGAGGCACCACCGCAACACGGCAAGTCACAATTGATTATTGATTTCCTTTCATGGCTGGCTGGACATAACCCGGACTGCCGAACCATTTATACCTCATTCTCGGAGCGTCTTGGAATCCGTGCCAACCTGCGACTGCAACGCATTTACGATAGTCCAAAATATCAGAAGCTATTCCGTGACACCATCATCAATGGATCGAATGCAGGTACGTCGAGTACCAGCGGGTCTCTACGTAATCGTGAGATTCTGGAATACGCCGGGCGTGATGGCTACTTCCGCAACACTACAGTCGGGGGACCGATTACTGGTGAGTCGTTGGATCTTGGCGTCATCGACGATCCAATCAAAGGGCGTGAGCAGGCTCGCAGTCAGACGCTACGTGACAAAACTTGGGAATGGCTGACTGATGACTTCCTTACGCGTTTCAGTGAAGCGGCTGGACTGCTGATCATCCTTACGCGCTGGCACGTGGACGATCCGATCGGTCGTTTGAAAGCTGCGGACCCCTCAATCAAAACCTTGAGTTATCAGGCAATCGCCACAGTCGACGAACCCAATCGACAGAAGGGCGAAGCGTTGTTTCCGGCGCACAAGTCACTCGATTTCCTGTTGTCTGTGAAAGCCGTTATGAGCGCCTCCTCTTGGGAGGCGCTCTACCAACAGCGCCCGTTTATTGAGGAGGGGGAGTTCTTCCAAGCCGACAAGCTTGCGGTGATTGACGCGATCCCGGTAGGAACCACCTTTTGTCGCGCTTGGGACTTAGCCGCCACCGCCGATGATGGGGACTACACCGTGGGTGCTAAACTCGGCAAGATGCCCGATGGACGCACTCTAATTTCCGATGTAATCCGCTTTCAGGGATCGCCCGATCGAGTCCGCGAGGCGGTCTTGAATGCGGCCGGCAGGGATAGCAACAGAACGAAGATCCGTTTACCGCAAGATCCCGGACAGGCAGGTAAGGCGCAAGCGCAATCGTTTGTCCGCATGCTCTCCGGTTACACGACCAACGTGTTGACCGTCAGCGGTGAGAAGACCACACGCGCAGAGCCGTTCGCCAGCCAAGTAAATGCTAGTAATGTTGTTATGCTGCGAGCCGGTTGGAACGATGCGTTTGTTGACGAGCTGCGGATGTTCCCAAACGGTCCACATGATGACCAAGTGGACGCTGGCAGTGATGCGTTTACAGAACTACACGGTGGAGGTTGTGGTGCAGACAGCCTGTTTGCATACCTTGAAAAGCAGTACAACGAAAAGATGAAGGAGGCGGCATGAGCGCGTTAGTTGAGAACTTGGAACAGTTGTTGAAGGGTGGACCGGGATCTGGTCGTCATGCGGGTGGCGGGAAAAACCAAACTGCGTCAGCTACTCCTGCCAGCACACACGCTGCCAAAGCTACACAGACCGCAAATGACGCCACTCGGGCTGCAACCAAGTATGGTTCACCTGAAAACCACAGGCAGGCATCGATTGCTCATTATGCTGCAAGCATGGCACATTCTAATGCCATGAAAACAAGCTCAGATAAAGTGGCTACACAGAAAGCTATTGACCAGCATAAAGCTCAGTCAACTTTCCACCATAATAAATATTTGAGATAACCATGTCCTCCATCAACGAGCACACAGGGGCATGCATGCTGTCCAAGACAAACTCGAAAGCGTTTGAAGACAACTACGACAGGATATTTCGGAAGACGTTTGCAGTGGAGATAGACGTGAATGCTGCAATGGGTTATCGAGATGTCGTGCGCAACGCTGTTGCACAATTTCAAGCTGCTGGAGTTGAAATTTCTGTCGTTGATGATGGGTTCTATTCAAGAACTGGGCGCATTGACTGCACCGCATTTAATGACAAACTGGTTGTAACGTGGACAAAGGGTTAAGTAATGGCTAACGATAACGGAAGAGACGCAGGAGCAGGTACTTCTGTAAGCACCAACATCCTCGCCCGTGCGAAAGATGCATTGCGATACACCGTCAGTGGTGTCGCCCCTTCTAATTGGTTTGGTCCAAGTCAACCTATCGCGCCAGTCGCCCAAGAGCAAGCGCAAGGTCGTCAGTATGACTATCTGCCATCCATCAACACCAAGTACACTCCAAAAGACGACGGCAAAGGTGGCATTAGTTTTAACGACTTGCGCAATCTTGCAGACAGCCTTGATGTCATGCGTCTCGTCATTGAAACTGTTAAAGACCAGATGTGTTCGATGGATTGGAAGATAAAGGCGCGTGAAGGAAAGACGATTGCCGATACTGTCCTCGCTGTTATCACTGACAAGCTCAAGCAACCTACCCCTGAATACGATTGGGACGCATGGCTGCGCATGGTCATGGAGGATCACATGGTGCTCGACGCTGTCGCTGTTTATCCTCGCATGAATCGTGGCGGCGGCATTTATAGTCTCGACTTGCTGGACGCGGGCATTATCAAGCGGGTTGTGGACGGCGAAGGTCGCACGCCAATGGCACCAGACCCTGCTTACCAAGCAATTCTAAAGGGTGTTCCTGCAGCAGATTACACGACTGACGAATTGATCTACCGCATTGGCAACCCACGCACCCATCGTGGCTATGGCTATTCCAAGGTTGAGCAGATCGTGACGACGGTGAACATTGCACTTCGCCGTCAGATGACACAATTGCAATACTTCACGATCGGCAATGTGCCTGAAGCATTGATGTCTGTTCCTGATACATGGAATCCTGACCAAGTAGCGCAATTCCAGCTGTATTTTGACAGCTTGATGGAAGGCAACACAGCCAACCGTAGCAAGATCAAGTTCCTGCCGATGGACACGGCGAAGTTCAAAGAGACACGACAATCTGCCATCAAGGATGAATTTGATGATTGGCTGGCACGCATTGTGTGCTATGCGTTCTCTGTTCCACCAGAGCCGTTCATCAAGGGTGTGAATCGCGCAACGGCAGAATCTAGTAAGGAGGCGGCAGAAGAACAGGGTCTGCAACCTAACAAGAGATTTATCCAGCGTCTGATGGACAGCATCTTGGCGACGAAGTTCGGTTTGCCTGACGCAGAGTTCGTTTGGGAAACGAAAGAATCCATCGACCCGTTGATTCAGGCACAGATTGATTCTATTTATGTCGGAGGTACGGGCACGGCTATACGCAGCGCAAACGAGATTCGCGAGGACAGGGGCTGGGCAGGTGAAGCACCGCTGCCTCCCGAGCCTGTTGCTCCCGTTGTAGTGCCTGCCGAGGGGGAAGGCCAAGCGCCTCCGAAGTCTGCTCCGGTAGTGGCAGGAGAAGAGCCGTGATTCTGCGTGATGTCCTGCGCAAAGCAGGCTTCAGCGCCGACGACCACCCGCGTGACGAGCATGGGCAGTTCACTTTTACCGGATTGAAGCCCGATGCCAAGAAAATTCAAGGCGGGAAGACCGCGCCGAAGCCGGGTACGTTGAGTCACGATATCTGGACTGCTGCGGCGACCTTGCATACAGCAGGGACAAAACCTTCATCTGCGAACGTGATCGCACATCTCGCATCAAAGGGTATTACCGCCAACCCGAATACGGTGGGTGTGGCATTACATTCGTATGGTAAGTTCAACGCAGCCGCGAAAGCGGACGCCATGGCGGGTAAAGCGTCGTCTGTCACAAGCACGCCAATCACCGTCACGAATTTTAAGAATGCGGTCGAATCACAACCCGGCTTCGCACATGAGGGTACGTACCAAGGCATTACGTATTACAAGAACGAGTCCACGGGAGAGAAGCTATCGTTCAAGGAATCAACCGGGACATGGGGGCATGTTTCTGCGACAGGACAATTGCTCGGGAAAGGAACTACGGTCGAGGGCATCGGTACCAGTCTTTCACAGAACACCGCCGCGCCGAAAGACACCGCCGCGCCGAAAGACACCGCCGCGCTTAACCATGCGAATATTCCCACTTACGCGGTCGATGCGCTGCGTGCCAAGCTTGCTATGTTTAGTACCAAAGGCGCAGCGACCGAGCAGGGACTCCCCCCTGCGCTGCTGGAATCATTGCAGGCTTATAAAGGAAACTCCTACAAAGCGATCAATGAAGCGTTCCGGTTCGCGACTGATGCCACACAAGTACAGCCGCATACGCAGGCGCACCTGTTTAACCTGCAACGTGCATTCGATGCCGTGCCCCCGACAAAGAATGAACTCATCGTTCTCCGCACGATCAAACAACAGGCGCTGGAGGTGATGGCGAAGCAGGCGGGACTGCAGTCATTGAATGATTTGAAACCTGGCGTGGTGCTGAAGGAGGAAGGCATTATGTCCACCTCACATCAAGCGTTCGGCTGGCCTGGAAACGTACACTTCACGTTACGCGCCCCTGCTGGAACGCGAGCTATTGACCTCAGTGAAACGATGAACACATTTGAACACGAAATGCTCGTCAAGCCGCAGAGCCGGATAAACATTACCGCGGCGAGCCGTGTGGAATCAAAAAACGCGTGGGGCGAGTACACCTATCATATTACGGGCGAAATAGTGCAATGAAACTCTATCTCTCACAAGACGCTGTGAATCAGGATTTATTCCGGCAGTCGGTATTCGCCGCGCATGCCGCGGGGTTTGACACATGGGAATCTACTATCACCGGGCACATGCTGTGTGGCAAACATGGAACGTCCGAACTCGTTGATGTGTTCCCGGACGGGTCGTGGAGTTATACAGACGGCAAACGCACGGCTGCGGATCGCAACCCTGTTATCCTGAAACTGATGCTATCGAGTGATGAAGCGATGGCGCTATATTTTGGAGATAAAGCTCCGGAAGACGAACCATCAACTACCCCTGAAATACACGACACCACACATGGTGTGGTGGAAGCTGTTAAATCTGTTCCGCATACTGCTTTGTTGAAAGCCAAAAAGAAGCGTGTCGAGTCAACGCCTCTTTCCACCATCGACATGGCTCAAAAAGCACTCACCACCACATTGGCTGAGTACTTACGCAAGGAAGGCAAGCGCATCGCCAAGCAGATCGTGAAAGCAATGCCAGCCAAGAAATCTGCTTTGGCGCACGCATTGCTCAAAACAGAAATTAGCGCGGATGACATCTTGAATAAGACGAACCTTAACGGCTTTGCAACAGTTGTTTCAGAAGAAATTTCTCCGGAAATTGAAGCCGCATTTAATGCTGCGGGGTTAAGTTCTCTTGCCCAGCTCGGCATGACAGTGCAAATGAACTTGGTAAACAAGGAGGCGGTAGCCCATGCAGAGGCGAGAGCGGCAGAACTTGTTACAAATATACCAGACTCAACGCGCACAATGCTGCGCGGCACCGTAATGCAAGCGCTGAACGATGGTTGGGATCAGGAAACGCTGACCGATAACATAATCAACAGCAGAGCATTCGCACCAGAGCGTGCCGCATTGATCGCAGGCTATGAATTAGGCAACGCGCTCGGCAAGGGTGACTTAGCAGCTTGGAAATCAAGCGGGGTTGTAATTGGCAAGCAATGGATAACTGCCGATGACGAGATCGTCAGTGACGAATGCAACGCCAACGCTGCGCAAGGCGTTATACCGATCGACGAGGCGTTTCAATCTGGGGATGACGCTCCTTTGGCGCACCCCTACTGCAGATGCTCAAGTGTTGCAATAACCGACCAGAGCGAAGAATGAGAGCGGACACATTAGATGATGCTAGCGAAGTTGAAGATGCGTTCAGGATGGAGAATATTGAAGCCATTCAAAGAGCAGCGCGAATTCCAATACCAAGAAGCGAACGCTGTTATGAATGTGGAGAGCACACCGGAGGAAGCAGATTCTGCACAACAGATTGCAGAGACGACTGGGAAAGACGTTCCAAATACTTGACTTTTATAAAATGTCAAGGCATAATTGGAACGTAACCTAACCAATTGAACGATATGAACTCAAAGATCTGCAAAAGACTTCGCAAACTTGCTGGCCGCATTTCGGTGGGCAAACCGTCGCATGGTCTTTTTGAGCTGTCTTCCAAACCGAGAACAACGTTCGTGCGCAACGAGGACGGCAGCCTGTCGCCTTTATACGCTGAACATAAAACCTTAGCCCACTCAGCAGAAACTGCCCGTGGAATGTACCGCGCCATGAAGCTCGGTGGAACCTCACAACTATTAGGAGCATAACATGGCTGAACTGTATCGAATGCTTCCCCCTGCTAACTCATCGCTAGGTTTAAACCCTGTGCGAGCATACGGACGTGTATTCTCATGCGCTGTCGGCTCAACATTGGACGTTTCCGAGTCTGACACTCAGATACTTGAGGCGAATGGTTGGATGCGTACCACCGCTGAAGGTGTTTACACAACTGCAACACGCCCGACATTCGGAGTCAATCAGGATGGAACCACTATCCTTGACAGCACGCTTGGATATATTATCGTGTGGGATGGCGCGGCATGGCGCAATCCGGCTACCGGCGCTGCCGTTTAATCTAGGAGACATCAATGCAAGTATTCGCACAATTAACCAAGGTAGACGTTGAAAAGCGTTTAGTGTTTGGCATCGCTGCTCAAGAGACAGCTGATCATGCTGGTGAAATAATGGACTATAAGAAGTCCAAACCAAATTTTCAATCGTGGTCTGATGAAATGAGCAAGGCTACAGATGGTGCGAGTCTCGGTAACATCCGAGCTATGCATGGTAATACAGTTGCTGGTAAGGCTGTCGGGCTCGACTTCGATGATGCCGCTATGTCCATCAAGGTCTGTGCGAAGATTGTGGACAACAATGAGTGGCAGAAAGTTTTAGAAGGGTGTTACACGGGCTTCTCAATGGGCGGCAAATACGGCGAGAAGTGGCAGGATGGCGACTTGCGTCGTTATGAAGCTATCCCAAACGAAATCAGTTTGGTTGACCGTCCCTGCATTCCAACTGCTAAATTCTTTGACATCCAGAAGGCCGACGGCACTGTAATGCAAAAAGCGTTCACGTTGCAGGAGGAAAAAAAGGCAGCGATCACGGATGAAGTCCTAGAAAAGAAGGACATTGAATATGAAGTTGTAGGCACAGCTGAAGACGCCGATGCGTTGGCGAAGCTGCTTGCCACTAACGGCTTGTCGATTGCTGATGCTGTCGCGGCATTGCAAAAATCAATTGCGCTCGGCACAGCTCCAGCTGAAGATGACTTAGATAAATCGGAAGATGCCGATTTAGGCAAGGGCATGCATGACGTCAAGCAACTCGGTGACGTGCTACAGACGATTTACTACCTTACACAGAGCGCCCAATTGGAGGCTAAATATGAGGGTGACAATTCCCCAATCCCAGACCGCCTGAAAGCAATCTGTGCTGAAGTAGCTTCAATTTACAAAGACATGGCAGGCGAAGAAATTGAGGAGTTGCTATCTGGAATTGGAACACAAGCAAACCCATCCGGTGCGGAAGAAATTGATTTAGCTGACAGCGATAATGCAATGACAGACGTCAGTGGTAATATGCAAATGGCTGCCGGTTTGGCTTGTGAATTGATTAAAGTTGGCGCACGCAACAGCGCCGCTGATGCCGATACCATCCAAAAGTTGCATGATATGACAGGCCGCTTGGGTGCGCAGTGTGCTAAGCAAGAAGCTGTGTCTGATGCGGCTAAGTTCGAATCAATTGATGACTTATCGAAAGCCGCTCCTGAGCTGTTACAGAAGGCAATTGACGCGGCCATTGAGCCGCTAAACAAGCGCATCAAGGAACTGGAAGCCATGCCGCTGCCGAGCAAAGGCATTCTGCGTGTTGTTAGCAAGGAATTGGACACATCACTGATTGATGAAGTGGTCAATAAGGTCGAACCTGTTATGCGTAACGGTGTCATAGACGAAGCGGCCACACTAATGAAAAATATTCACGCTGCTGGTGGGCGTAAGTTGTTGGTATAAAATGGTGGGGTGCAAACCCTGAAGATTAACTCTCCCCTGTATCACCCGCCCTAACGTCGAGAGACGCTGGGCGGTTCTCGACGAAACATTTATCGCAGTGATGCGACTTGGAAAGGAAAGACAATGAGTGACCCTATCAATCGCGCAGCTGTAACTGCTGCCACAGTGCAACTGATCAAAGCATCACAGCAAGAAAATCTCGGCAAGGCTTGGACACAATCCGGCACCGCAACATCCGGCATTACAGAATATGACTTGGAAGCTGGTGCAAAGCTCCTGTTCCCAGTTATCACCCCTTTGCTGAAACGCATTCCGCGTGTAAGTGGTAAAGGTGGCATCCAAGCCAACTGGCGCGGTATCACAGCAATCAACTCCGCTGGTATCTCAGCAGGTGTTGGTCAAGGCAATCGCGGCGGTATTACCACAACCACCACCAAAGATTACATTGCCGCGTATCGCACTCTCGGCTATGACGACAATGTCAGTTTTGAAGCTGACTTGGCTGCCGCTGGTTTTGATGACTTACGCTCCATCAATGTTACCAATTTGCTGAAGAGCATTATGATCGGTGAAGAACGCACAGTGTTGGGCGGCAATAGCTCCTTGGCATTGGGCACTACTCCTACTCCAACTTTAGTAGGTTCCACTACTGGTGGTACATTGGCTGCTCAGACATGGTCGGTTGTGTGTGTTGCATTGGCCTTTGATGGTTATCGTAATGCAGGCGGTGCAGGCTCGTTGTCAGGTGTTGTCGGTGCTGTGACTCGCACCAATGCAGACAGCTCGACTGATACTTATGGCGGTGGTGCCGCACAAAAATCTGCTGCTGCAACTGCAACCACCACGGGTTCGACTGGTTCTATCGCGGCAACCGTAGCAGCTGTCCGTGGTGCTGTTGGATATGCATGGTATTGGGGCACGTCAGGTTCGGAAGCGTTGGGCGCAGTTACAAGCATCAACAGTGTTTCAATTACTGCCGCTGCAACCGGTACGCAAACAATCACCGCGGCTGCTTTAACTGCTGACAACTCGCAAAACACATTGGTGTATGACGGTCTGTTGACTCAGATTGGAACTGCCGCCAACAACAGCTACTACACGGCAATGCCTACAGGAACTGCCGGAACCGGCACTCCTTTGACATCGGACAGTGCTGGTGGCATTGTGGAAATCGACGTTGCGCTCAAGGCATTCTGGGACAACTACCGCCTGACGCCAACTGATATATATGTGTCCAGTCAGGAAATGACCAACATTAGCAAGAAGGTGTTGAGTGCTTCCTCGACTTCTGCACAGCGTTTCGTGTTTAATAGTGAGCAAGGTGTATTGGCAGGCGGTACGATGGTTCGTAGCTATCTGAACAAGTATGCTATGGACGGAGCGGCTGAAATTCCAATTCGCCTGCATCCTGAAATGCCGGCCGGTACGATCATGTTCTTCTGTGACACGCTTCCGTACCCACTGAGTAACGTAAGCAACGTGCTTCAGATTCGTACACGCCGCGACTACTACCAGATTGAATATCCTCTGCGTAGCCGCAAGTACGAGTATGGCGTGTATGTTGACTCAGTGCTACAGAATTACTTCCCTCCAGCTTTCGGTATGATCAGTAATATTGCGAACGGGTAGAATCTCTAACGTAATCTAAACTAGGATCAGGTGTAACCACCTGATCCATTTTAGGACATGATTTATGAAAATGTATGCTCCAGCAGGCGTAACAAGCGTCTCAGTTAGAGGCGTTGAAATGCAATCTGACGACTCCGGTGCAATGGATATACCAGATGATGCGATACAATTATTTTTAGGGTTTGGTTTCACAACCGAGCCTATTAAACCAGAACCAAAGAAAGGGAAGCAGACATGAAGCTCATAGTCCCTAAGGACTTTTCGGGCGCGATATTAGACGCGCAAGGCACAATCTGCCAGCCTGTGAACGGCATTGTTGAAATACCCGATAGTTTGGTTCACTCAGCATTGTGGGGGCAAGGCTTTATTGTGCTCCCTGAAGTTGAGCCAAGCCAAGCACCCGTTACCAACAATCAAGACGCTGAGTGATGCAAGGAGACCTGACGACCTTATCAGCCGTGAAGTCGTGGCTGAATATAGCGTCAACATCCGATGACGTGTTGTTGTCTCGGTTGATTACGTCGACCAGCCAGTATATTCAATCATGGCTGAATCGTTCATTTGCGTTGCAATCCTATACTGAAAGACGTAGCGGTACAGGCACGTATGCTATTGCGTTAAGTAACTATCCCGCTGCTGTAATAAATTCAGTGCTGGTAGGTGCATTTTCAATCCCCGCATCAACGGATGGTGTTTCGGCAGGATACGTCACTGATGGGAAGTTTATTTATTTAGTTGGTTATTTGTTCACGCAAGGCATAATGAATGTCACACTCACTTACACAGCTGGCTACGCAACGACCCCGCCTGAAATAGAGCAATGTTGTATTGAGTTGCTCAGCATCCGGTATAAAGAGCGTCAGCGTATAGGGGAGAATTCCAAGTCTATTGGCGGTGAAACGATTTCATTTGATGTGAAAGACATGCCCGCCAGTGTCAAGACAATATTAAACAATTATCGCAAGGTGCTTCCGCTGTGATTATTACAGGGCGGATTGTCGGCGATAAGGCGGTGCAAGCTGCACTTCAACGTCGAGCCGCGGACACTGAAAGTGCAATACGCGCTGCTGTGTTGCGATTGTCATTCAATCTACAGCGCAATGTACGCACCAACAAACTGTCCGGAACGCCCCTTAAACGGGTTACAGGCGACCTGTCTAGGTCAATCTACGTTACAACAGAAGATAATGGCTTTACGGGTGTTGTAGGGGCGAACGTGCCCTATGCTGCAAGGCAGGAGTACGGCTTTCAAGGGATAGAATCTGTTCGTGAATACGTGCGCAGAAGTCGCGCTCAAATGGCAACAGCCAAGTTCAACAAACTCGGCAACGAGACTCGCCCCAGTAAGGCAAAAGGAAAAGGCGCAGGAGTGATCATCGTTCATGCGCACAGCCGACAAGTCAATTACCCTGCGCATTCATATTTACGTTCGGCGTTAAGTGAAATGCGGGGTGAGATAACTGCGCAGTTAACGGCAGCTATGCGGAAGGCACTGCAATGAGCATTCAGCGAGAACCCATTTATGTGGCACTGTTTATGCTGTTATCCAACGCGACAGGCATTGTATCTGCATCACGCAGGTTGAAGAGCTTCAACAATGTTTCACCTGCCGATTGTCCAGCCCTGTTTATGACGCAACATACTGAATCACATCAGGCGCAAACTAAGCTACCTGGTAAATGGAATATTACTGTCGATGTGGCAATATTCGTTAATACCGGAGCCAACGACCCTGACGTGGTTCCTTCGTCAGTTTTGAACCCAGTCCTTGATGCAGTTACTGCTATCATAGAACCGCCTATCGCGATAGGTGAGCAGACATTGGGAGGGCTTGTTGAGCGTTGTAGAATAGCAGGCAGCATACAAATTGTTGAAGGGGTTCAAGATGACACAGCGTTGGCAGTGATACCTGTTGAAATATTTCTGCCGGACGCATAGAAATGCGGGATAATTAGGGTATTATTTTAGCACTACAATTAACGCCGTGAGGCGCTTTGGAAAGGAAAGATCATGAGTCAGTTTTTATTCGGTTCAGGCGCAATTTACGCCACACCACTTCAGGACGCATCGGGTAACGCCGTAACCAATCCGACGCCAGTTAAATTCCTCGGCTGTCAGGATATATCCATTGACACATCGTTCGACACAAAGATGCTTTATGGTCAAAACCAAATGCCACTGTCTGTTGCTCGTGGCAAGGGCAAGGTGCAGGTCAAAGCCAAACACGCTCAGGTAAACGGTGCTTTGTACAACAACGCATTCTTCGGGCAGACTATTGCTACAGGCCAAGACAATTACTATCAGGACATTGTAGGTATCACTTGCGTCGCATCTACGACGCCAACAGTTCCAGGCTCTGGCACTTGGGCTGCTGACATGGGTGTGCGCAATCCGTCAGGTGTTCCGATGACTCGTGTGGCTTCAGCGCCCGCTGCTGGACAGTACGCTGTTACAGCTGGTGCGTATGCATTTGCCGCTGCTGACGTAACGTCATTTGCGGGACAAAAAGTATATATTGACTATCGTTACACGATCACGACCGGAAACAAGATTGCTGTATCCAGCCAGTTGCTCGGCTCCACTCCACTAGTTGCACTCGATATTGTTATCCCGTTCGGCGGCAAGCAATATACATTCAAATTCCCTCAAGCCACAGCCGGCAAGCTATCGATTGCAACCAAGCTTGATGATTATGCCATTCCGTCTATCGACTTTGAATGCTTCGCTGACTCAACCGGTAATATTTACACTCTCGGAATTGGTGAATAATAATGGCGCAATTGAAACTGGCTGGTCAAGTAGTTGAGATTGCGCAACCCCCTTTCGGAAGGTTGCGCAAGATCATTTCATCGTTTAACCGGATGCGTGTTGCTGGCGAATCTACCGAAACGGCAATGGCTGAGGCATCTGTGGTAATTGGGCTGCTGATCGGAAAGACATCTGACGAAGTTGATGAGATGTCGATTACTATTGCTGAGATGACAGATGCCATTTCCGCTATCCCCGAGATTTGCGGGCTGGTACAAAAGGCGGTGTCATCGGGGGAAGCTCAGACGGCAGTGACGGATGGGATTCCCTCTACTGCCATTTGATCACATGCTTCCCGTCAATGACATGGGAGTATATTGACGACCACATGACGATGGACAGGCTCAAGGCGATGCAAAGTTATTGGGATGCGAATCCCCCTCTGCATCTTCTCGTAAAGGCATACATCGGATATGAAAAACCAAGCAAGCCGCAAGGCATTGAAGAATTCTTAGCAATGACGGGGATACACAATGGCCAATGACTCCGAAGCAATAGTAAAATTAGGCGCGGACGTTTCTGACTTAAAAGAGAAGCTAAAAGAGGCGAGCTCTGCTTTCACTGAGTCAACGTCCAAAATATCCGAGCAGGTTAAGGGACTGCAAGAATCAGTCAAAGGAGCAATGGAAGGTGTAACAGCATCCTTCCTTAAAGTCAATCAAGCTATGCAAGTCTTCCAGACCGCTATGGAAGGCGGCGAAGGCATGAAAAAGATGGTCGAAAAGACCATCGAAATGTCCAGTGAAGCAAGCAAACTATCAAAACAATTAGGTATAACAATCCAAGAAGCCGGTGTCCTTGGCGACACATTGCACGATGTCGGTTCGTCTTCAGAACAGTTCACAGGTATGGCACAGCGTCTGAACCGTCAAGTTAAATCGAACGAAGACGGCATGAATGCAATGGGCGTTCAGACGCGTAACGTAAACGGTGACTTGCTGAATCAACGTGACATGATGATGAGTGCGTTGCAAGTCGTTGGTGGATATGCCGAGGGCGTGGACAGAAACAACGCTGCTATGCGCGTGTTCGGGGGAAGGGTTGGTGATATTAATTCAATGCTGCGAGTTAACAAAGAAGCTCTACAAGCTACAGCAGATCTACAAAGGGAATTAGGCAGCACCATCACACCACAAAACGCAGCATCGGCGCGCGACTATAAAGACACGATGATGGACGTTCACAACGTCTTTGATGCGGTGCAAAAAGTCATCGGAGACACAATGATTCCGAGATTAGCCGAACTCGGCAAGATGTTCATTGCTATTGGTCCATCTATAACTGCTGTGATACGCACTGCAATGGACGTTTATGTAACGGTGGCTAATGCCATAGGTGATGTACTACGCACATTATGGAGCGTTGTTAGCACTATATTTTCGTCTATTGGTTCAATCATTGGAGCGATATTTGGTGGTGGAGGATCGGGCGTAACGGCAATGGAGTTTTTCCAAAATGTACTCAAGCTGGTTGGCATTTCAGTCATTGTGCTTGAGTTAGCCTTTAATAATCTAGCAACTGTGCTTAAAGGCGCTCTTGCTATGATGGTTGCTGACCTGGCACTGTTCGCAAACACAGCGGGAGCAGCACTTGATTACCACAACTGGGGTGTTGGTTGGGGAGACAGGGTCGCAGCAAAATACAAGGAAGGCCTGTCCAACATTAAGGCGGTTTCAGATGGCATAAATGAGGATTTAGCGGGCAATGCGGAGAAGGCCGTGCAGTCGTTTGAAAAGCTAATGAACGGAACAGCTCATGTTACGGACACTGCGAAGGTAAAGCCTAAGAATGAGAATTTAAAACATCTTGGTGACGAAGGCGCTGATAAGAAGACGCCGGCGCCTTCACAGATGCCCGCCTTAGAGCAAGAGTTGCAAAATGCTAAGCTGACCATGGCGCGTGCAGGCCATATCATGCTGAAGGAGGAGGAGTCAGCATATTGGGCTGCTATGCTGAAGCTGTCTAATTTGTCCACTGAGGATTACAACACTATAGTAAAAAAGGCGCAAGGCGCGGAGCTTGCCGACTTGACGAAAAGTATCAAGGATAAACTAACTTTGTCCCGCATGGTTATTGACGAAGACCGCAAGGCCGCGTCTGACGATATTGCCGTAAAAGAATTGAACATCAAGCAAAGCGCAGAGTTGGGGCTTATCAGTAAACAGCAAGAAATGCAAACAATGGCTGATTTGGAAGATGCTAAATATGCTCTTGCCGTTGCATCGCAGATGGACTTATACGCATTGCATGAAGGAGATGTTGTTGCGCAGCGTAAGGACTTAGAGAAGATTGAAGACTTGTATCGCAAACACACTGCAACCTTGAGCGGTTTCACACAACAAATAGCCGTCGATCAAAAGAAAACAATGGACGGCGTAATGAAGCCCGTCGAAAGCGGAATGTCTACTGCAATGGAAACGATGCTCAATGGCACAGCATCATTCAGTAAGGCCATGCACACCATGACATCAGCGATTGGCAGTGCGTTCCTGAAGATGGCTACAGATGCGGCGGCTCAGTGGATCATGAAGGAGGTTATTATGACCACGGCTACGCAGGTATGGACTGCGGCACGAACAGCACTTGGGTTAGAAGCTGCTGTTGTGGATAAAGCGACATCTGTGGGCACGGCAATCGTGAAAGTTGAAACTAGTGCTGCGGCAGCGGGTGCGGGTGCCGTCGCATCACAAGCGCCAATACCTATTGTCGGTCCAGACCTTGCCGTCGGCGCATTTGCTGCAATGGTGGCGTTGGCATTAGGTGCCAAGTCATTATTTTCATCGGAAGGTGGAGAATGGAATGTAGGTGAAGACCGTCTGAATCTGGTGCACAAGAATGAAACCATCTTACCCGCACATATCGCTGGACCACTTCGCGACATGATTGCAGGCGGCGGTGCAGCACAACAACCAACCATTCACATTCACGCTATGGACGCGGTAGGAGTTAAGCAGTTCTTCACCAAGCACGGGGCAACGATGATGGACACCCTCAAGGGGCAGGCGCGTAACTTCAACATGGGGCGCGCATAATGAGCAATGCTGTATTTCCCGTGCTGGCAGGATTAGGATGGAGTCGTATTAAGACTCCACAATGGTCAACCCGTATTCAAAAAGCAGCGAGTGGCAAAGAATACCGGAGTGCTTTATATCAGCAACCTATTTACACATTCGGGCTAACCTATGAGCTATTGCGGGCTGATTCATTTAATGAGTTGCAGCAGTTAGTGGCGTTTTTTAATGCTCGACAAGGAAGCTACGACAGCTTTCTGTTTACTGATTGGTTTGACAATGCAGTCACATTGCAAGCGACGGGTGTTGGTGATGGGTCTACCCGTGCATTCCAAGCATACAGGTCATTTGGCGGGACTGCTGAATTAGTTTCAAACATAGCTGGCATAAATGGACTGCCCGGAACAACCCCGCTTGTTTACATCAACAATGGCACTACCGATATTCCCCAGACATACACAACAAATTACACAATTGATGGTAATGGGGTGATAAACTTCGTTACCGCTCCAACATCAGGGTATACAGTTAAATGGTCAGGCTCCTACTATTACCGTTGCCGGTTCCTGAAGGATTCTACCGATTTTGAGAATTTCATGTATCGACTATGGTCAGTGAAGAAATTGGAGCTGATCGGAAGTCTCGGATTGAAGATATGAAGACAGCTAACACGGCGCTTACCAATTTCCTAAACAGCAATACTACGCAAGTCGTAATGGCGGACTTGTTGACGTTAACACCGTTACACGGCAACGTCGTGCGAATCACGTCGGCTGATTTTGATATATCAGTTCCGAACACCTCCGATTTCGATGTTGCAATACGTGGGCGAACATTTCTGAGCAACTCAATTCGATTTACGCGCACTAAGGTCAAGACGGTCGTTGGCGTGGTGGTAGATTCTATGGATGTAACGTTATATGGCGACGCAACAACATTAGTTAATGGCGTAAGTGTTATCAAGGCAGCAAGGACGGGCGAGCTTGATGGCGCTGTCGTGCGGTTAGATCGTGCCTATATGCAAGTTGCAGGTCTTTTGGTGGGCGGTCTATACCAATTCAGCGGGGCTGTGTCTACGGTTGATGTAGGCAGGACTGAAGCCAAGTTAACGGTCAATAGTCAACTTGAATTACTAAACATGATGATGCCACGCAACACATACCAGCCTGGATGTATCAACACGCTATATGATACTATGTGTGCAGTTCCGAAAACGCCAGTTACCCCAGCATTTGCCAATGGTGGTAGCACGGCATCACGCATTTTGTGGACAGAACTCGGAGTAGATCTCACCCAATTGCCGCTGGGCATGATCGAGTTCACAACTGGTGCTAATACAGGCTTGTATCGCACTATTAAATCTGCGACCAGTTCATATATCGATTTACTTAATCCATTCCCCCTCGCACCGGCAGGCGGCGATCAATTCGCAGTTTATCGTGGGTGTGATAAAACATATTCAAGCTGCAACGGCTTCGTGATTGCCAACCCATCTGCCTACGTCGACATTGCAACTCCAACAGGCTCGTATTCAATAATGACGCTTAGAACAACACTTGCTCAGCCTATTGATGTAGATCAAATATTGGCGTTCTATGGTAATTCAGCGCGGGTTATTAACTATTATCCAGGTTCAGACGGGAAAACAGCAGGGAGTAAGTATTATATTTACCCATCATCGACAATCACGACCGCCATAACCAACACTCTCGCCACGTTCACCAAAACAAATGTTGAACGGTATCGCGGGTTTCCCTATATCCCATCACCGGATGTGATGACGTGAGGCAAAAGATCATTGACGAGGCCTATTCGTGGATCGGTACGCCGTGGCATCATCGCGCTTGCGTCAAGGGTGCCGGTGTTGATTGTGTGTTTCTGCTGGCTGGTGTTTATACGGCGGTAGGATTGATTAATGTGAACAGGCATGACATACCTTACTACCCCATTGATATAATGCAGCATAGGAGCGAGGAAACAGTTCTAGCGGTATTAACTCGCTATGCGCACGAAGTGAAAACCCCTAAAATGGGCGATGTTGCATTATGGCGATTCGGTAGGATTTATAGTCATGCAGGCATTATAATTGACCATCCTAATATCATACATGCTTACCGCGTGGCTGGTGCGGTGGTGGCAGGCGATATAACACAAGGCGACTTGGCAGGGCGGCAAGTTAAATATTTTAGCTTCTTCGACGAGGATTCAAAATGAGTGGAGGAGGCTCTAACAACACGTCTGCACCGATTATCGGCAACCTGAATATCCAGACGTCGACTTATGGATTGCCTATTCCGCTTGTATGGGGACAACAGCGCATTGCGGCTAATTTACTGTGGTATGGCTATTTTGTGGCTATTTCTCATGTTGCTAAGACAGGCGGCAAGGGGGGTGGTGGGTCATATTCTAATACAACCTATTCCTATCAAGCTGCTGGCTTGATGGGGTTGTGTGAAGGACCAATCAGCGGTGTAAAATCGGTGTGGGCAGCAAAGAACGATACCACGTTAGCGAATCTTGGGTTAACCTTAAATGTTGGTAATCCTAGCCCAACTGCGTCGGACAAGTGGACATTCTTCAGAGAAAAGGCAACTATTAAAGGGGCGGGAAATAATTTAGGACAAGGATTAGCCTATGCTGGAGTTGCTACAGTGCAAGGGAGTCAATATGTGCTTTCAGACTCCGCACAGATGCCTAATCATACATTTGAAGTGACAGGGCGTTATTCGGTTGGGTTTACTGGAACAATATCAAACGTCATCAGCTTGCACAACGACGGGTCAACCGTTAAATGTTTAGTGCTTGACAATTACCCTGCTGGGTTGCAGGTTAACGATATTGTGCAATTCAAAACAAATACCCCTCTGGTCGCACTTCCTACCCCGTTTTTAATGGGCGTTGATTATTATTATGTCGGCGTGGGAAGCGTAACGTACGGTGGAGTCACAAAAAGCTATATCATATTGACCGCCAAGCCATATATTTCAACCGCCGATCAAACAGCCAACCCATTTTTATCACCAACAACGACGACGTTTCCCGTTGGGACAGGCTCGATTGCAATACAGCGCGTGAACGTCGACGCAAGGCCGTCGGATGTAATCACTGACTTTCTGATAAATCCATCATTCGGAGTAAGTCCAACATTCCCTCTTGGTAATTTAACATCGTTTGCCGCATACTGCGACGCAAATGATTTATATATCGCACCGGCTTTAATTTCACAGGTCGCAGGGCACAACGTCATCACCGATATAGCATCAATATGCAACTCCGCACCTGTCTGGTCTGATGGCAAATTAAAACTAATACCTTACGGTGACAGCGTGATAAATGGTGGCAGGTCAGGCATCACTTATGATCCAGCTACATACGGGTACACCACACCAAAATATGACCTCACTGATGACGATTTTATAGCAGACAGCTCCACTGACCCAATCACTGTTCACCGACTGCCTACGGCTGATGCTTTCAATCAGGTCACTGTTGCCTACAAGAACCGGTTGAATCAGTACAACGCAAATACGGTATCTGCGTCGGATTTGAGCAATATCAATCTGTTCGGAGTGCGTGCGCAACAACAGGTTCAGATGGATTATGTTGTTGACGGACAGATTGCCCGCAATGTTGTGCAGATGATGCTGCAACGAGTTTTGAATGTGCGCAACCAATATAAATTTACGCTGGGTTGGAAGTATGCACTTCTTGAGGTGATGGATTTGGTCACGCTGACTGATTCAGAGTTAGATATGAATTTATATCCGGTTCGCATCATTGAAATCGAAGAAGACGAGGACGAGCAGCTAAAAATAACTGCCGAAGATTTTCCATCAAACAACGCGACAATTTCAGCTTATCCGCACCAACCGCAAGGTGGTTACACGTCTGCCGCTAATGGTGACCCTGGATTAAGTAAGACACCTGTGATATTCAGAGCGCCTACTCGACTTACCACATCAGGTTATGAATTATGGTTGGCTTCGGCAGGTGGTTCTAATTGGGGGAGCGCCGATGTCTATGCCAGCATTGATGATATTTCATATAAAAAAGTTGCATCGCTAAATGGCGCTTCCCGCTATGGGTATACAACCAACTCATTAACATGGACATCTGCAAATGATGCTGGTCCGATAATAATTGACACGTCGTCATCGGGTGCAACATTTAATGGTGGTTCGGTAGATGACGCGAACTCGAATATCACATTGTCTATACTTGTTGATGGGGCTAACACAGAACTCGTTTCGTATTCCTATTCGGTATTGACGGCAACCAATCAATATACACTGGACACGTACATTAATCATAATATATACGATACAGCCAAAGCCAATCACCCCATAGGCACTCCGTTCGTTAGGCTCGATAATGCATTGGCTAAGTTTTCATTCGACCCGTCATGGGAGGGGAAAACGATTTATATAAAGCTGCTTCCATTCAACCATTATGGCGGCGGGAGTTATGACCTGTCAATGGTTTCCAGCACGCGATACACCATACCCGTCGGACTAGGCAGACCGTCGGTTGTAACAGGATTCTCAGCCGGACAAAATGGAAGCGTGACCGTTTTTCAATGGGATCAATCTACTGATCCAGCGACATATATATCAGGTTATGAATTCAGATACAATACATTAGGCTCAATGGACTGGGCGCACGGGATTGCTATTACCCGTTCTACTAAGGGAACTCAAATAACCACAGCAAAAGTGCCGCCTGGATATTGGACTTTGATGTGTTGCGCAGTCGATATTGCAGGACGATATTCCGCTACGCCTGCCACGTTCATCATCAATATCACCAATCTGAATACGATAGTTTACTCTGAGGAGGAATCTCCAGCGTGGGTGGGTACGCTAAATCATCTGGTCAGACACCCCAACGGAACATTATTTCCAGACAGCTCTAACCTAGCTATCGCCGGTTCTGCTATGAATTTTGTTAATTCTGTGCTTGGTGATGTCCCTGAGCAATGCTGCGAAGACCCTACAGGTGCGTTTGTGTATGTAGCCAATTATGGGTATTTGGTATCGGATGGACTTCCGACTTATCCGGGTTCTATTGTGCTGCTCAATAAAGCATCTGATGGAACTCTCTCCTACAACACGTCCTATCCGTGTGGCAGTGGCACTTATGGCATCACCATGTCGGCAGACGGCAATAATGTTTACGCCACAGCCAACGATGGTGCTGAGATATGGGTGTTTACGAAATCATCCGATGGCACGTTGACGTTTATCGAAAAACACTCGACCTATTACGGTGAGCCTTCAGAAAACCTGTTGACCTATTCTGATTCATTCCCGGTTGACAGGCTGATGACGCAAGTATCAATCTCACCTGATTTAGTTTATGCGCCTGACTCGCAGACACTGGGCGATACACTATATGATACGGCAGTTGCAAGTGTTCACACATTAAGTCGACCCGTTCCTATTACCGGTCAATACACGTACAGTTGCCACTTCCAAGCTGGATCATTGGGATATGTGGCAATGGGATTTAGTACATCGTCTGCTGATTTAGCGTGGTTCAATCTCGCCAGCGGCATAGTAGGAACCGTGGGAAGCAACTTAACCAACGCCATGATTACAGGCGCAGGAAGTGCGGGATGGTTCCGTTGTTCTGTTTCCTCAGTCGGCAGCGTCAACCCAACTATCGGCGCCGCAACAATTATGTTGGTCAATGGTGATACTGTGACATCATATACAGGCACAGGTACCGGCAGCGTAACTGTTTGGGGAGAACAATTGGAATCGGGTTCAGTGTTAAGCGCATACACGCGCACGTTAAATGAACCGCATAACTATGGTGTTGCACCAATTTCGTCGAGCAATTTAATCCCGTATTCACAGGATTTTGGTACCGCATATTGGACAAGGTACTCTGGAAGCACAGTGACAAGCGGCAACTCTGCACCCGATGGCACAGACACAGCTTTCAGGTTAGTAAACACATCTACAGTTAGTATGGTTTTCCACAATAGCCTTACCGCTGCGGCAACACTGCCGATGACAGCATCCGTTTATGTACGGCGCGTAACAACAACATCCATTACATTGTCGTTAACTAGAACAGGGGCAAGTGCCTCGGTAGTGCTGAACCCGTTGAATGGAACCGTGACAACGTCCCACACGGGAACGATGTCTATTGTGACAGCAGACGCCATCCCAGTCGGCGGTGATTGGTTCAGATTGACGCTTACAGCGGTTGACTCAAACCTATTCATCACATTGTTTAATTTTCAACTATATGGCGGGTTAATCGGGCAGACCGTTGATATTTGGGGAGCGCAATTTGAAATTGCAGCTTTTTTATCGCCATACTACTCAACATCCGGCACGGCAGCTAGCGCAAGAACTTTAGGTGGCAACCCACGAGACTTAGTGGTTACGCCTGATGGGACGATGGTTTACATTTCATGCGCTGATGACGCAATACGATGCTTTGAACGAAATACTGCGAGTGGTGTGCTGAATGCTATAGACAACGTACCTGTGCATTGCGCATACGGCTCCGCACCACATGGGATTGTCGTTGACACAAGCGGCGCTTTTATTTATTCGGTTAATTACGGAAACGACACAATACAGGGTTACGCTACAGGAGGTGCATTAGTGCCTATTGGTTCACCAGTGGCAACGTCGTTATCGGGCGGCGAATATCCGCACTACGCAACGGTGGTGGGAAATCGGCTGTATGTGGCAGCAACCAATGCCGATACAATTGCAGGGTTTAATTTATCAGCTGGCATCCCAACTCGATTTGGGATTTACCCAGCAACCTTGACCCAAGGCATCACTTCAACACCCGATGGCACTAAAATATTTGCCACTGGATTTAATGCAGATAACGGTCAGGTGATATTTGAATATTTTATCATGTCAGGAGGTGCGCTGCAGTTGGTTGGTGAGACTCCTTCCATCGGTGCACAAGCTTGCATTGCCACACATGATGGGACAGGCTTGTTGGTGACGAATGGTAGCGAGACCCTATCATATAAACTTGACGACGGGTGGTCAACATTCAATCAGTTCGTGCCTGAGCCTTACGATGTTTGTGAATATATTCATCCGGTGGTAGATATTGGTTTTGATTCAAATGATAGAGCGTGGTCGGAAATCACAGGTTATATTCCGCCAACCAGTTACGGTGCGGTAGCGCCTGTATTGAGTGTATCGTATTGCAACACAGCCACATATCCCACATTTAGCTCATGGTTCCCGTGGTCGGTCGGTGTTGTGCCTGCACGTTATGTTCAGATGAAAGTGTCTATCAACACGATGGACGGAATACCCGCCATTAATTCATTCAAACCCACGATTGATGCTACAACCGGACTGCAACAGTCCGGCGCGGCTACTATTATGGCAACGGGTGGAACAGCAATCACATATCCGTCCCGTTACCACAACAATCCAATAGTGACGATAACGCCTACTGTGGTAGGCTTGTACGGAGTTGTAACAGCGACATCGCCCACGACGTTCACAGCGCGGTTATATACTGCGGGTGGCACTGAGACAACCGGAACATTTAATTGGACTTCAACGGGGGCATAACATGACAACAATAGCGGCAGTCACAACAGACTGCACAACACAAACGGCTTCTCAATACAAGGCGAATATTGACAACAATTCGTTGTTATTTGCTGATGCGGGTGCAACTGTTGATTCAGCGACAGGACTGCTTACATTAGCGCATGGACTGGCCGTTAGCGGAGAACTCCGAATGTCAACGCGCATAGTATCAACATTACCGGCGGCAGCAACTGTAGGGGCAGGTGCTAGATCGTTTGTTATCGACGCGCTAACTCCGGTATGGGGCGCGACAGTCGCAGGCAGCGGAGCTATGAAAGTGCCAGTCTACTCAGATGGTGTGGTGTGGAAAGTCGGGTAAATAGCAACAATATGCTTACCTTGGCGGCCAAAAATGTGGCATAATTAGGATAGACTTGAATCACAACTAACGCCGTGAGGCGCTGACGAAAGGACAGACATGAAACTCGAACAACTGCTCTATAAATTGCGCAACTGGAAAGCTCATTGGAGAGCTTTTTATCTCGGTTCCTATATCGTCGTTGAAGGTGCTGTTGCTCGAATGTTGGGTGATACCGACGTGGTTCGCGCTTATGGTGAACTCAATGCAGTGGTGCATCGTGCCAATGGCTCAACGCTTGATTTAGGTTGTGTGGGCAAGCGGGTCGTAACTACCGCAGGCGTAAACTACATGCGCGACGACTTCAATGCGGCTACTGGTGCAGCAGATATCTCTCTGTTTAAGTTCCACGCATCAGGTACGGGGTCGGTGGCAGAAAACATTACCGACACGGCACTAGGAACTGAAGTTACGGACAACGCCCGTACAACAGGTTCACAATCGGGTGCTGTTTCCGGTCAATATGTCACCATCGGGACGATTGCCTATACTGGGGCACACTCAATTACTGAGCATGGCATATTCTCCGCTGTTACGACAGGCACATTGTGGGATAGAACAGTATTTGCTTCTATTGGCGTGGCTTCGGGCGATTCGATTCAGTTTACATACACTTTGACTATAACTGCTGGCGGCTAATATGCCTAAGTTTGCAGACCGCGTAAGGGAAACGTCATCTACCACAGGAACAGCTGATTTTATCTTAACTGGTGCGGTGGCGGGTTTCCAGACATTCGCGCATGGGTTTGGACCAGAGCCAATCCATAATGTCGCGTATGCCGCTTACGACTCTGCTGGTAACTGGGAAACTGGCAAGGGGACTTTAAATAACCTTGTAAATTTGTCCCGCGACCTCATAAGGACGAGTAATCTTGGCGCTGGGATGAAATCCTCTTTTGGCGCTGGATTGGTTGTATTCTGTTCCCCATCGGCCGAACATATCAACAACGCCAACATCGGTCTGATATATGCACAAATCAGAGCAGCACCCCTTCAATGAGGAGAAATTATGGCGAACACCGATCCTATATATTCCCGCTTAGGTAACACACAATGGCAAGCACCCATCACAGCAGCGGCTAATGACTATACTTGCTTCAGTTCGTTGAACGAAGAAATCTTCGATGCTGACGACGCGAATGGCGGATATATCCAACGTATTCGCTTTAAGGCTTTAGGCACTAACGTAGCGACTGTTGCTCGTGTGTTTGTCAATAACGGGCTAGGCAACCAGCAAGTTGTAACAGCATCTGGCACTCCAACCGGTACGGCATCAGCATCTAATGGGTCAATCCAAACATCAAGCCAGTACGCCAAAATAGTACCTATTGGCGTGGGTGGGGATATTGGCGCAATATCAACAGAATCTTCCGCTGTCGCCGTAACCGGTCCAACAGGTTCAGTGCTGTGGTCATGGACTGCTCCAAGTGGGTTTAGCATTACAGCATATCGCGTTCACGTTGGATTTGCGACCGGTGCACAGGGAGAGTATTTCTATGCTCCAACCACTACGTTCACAGGCTCTCAATCCACGACTGTGATGACTGTCACCGCGATCCTTACCTGCCCTGATAAACGCATCTGCCCAGCTATCTCAATCGGTAGCGTGATGGCTTCCGGTATTGCGGCAGGGGTATACGTCGTGAACCAATTAACATCCGCTGAGGCTGATGGTTCGTACGGTAGAACAGGCACGTACACAGTCAGCACGAGTGCCACAGTAGGCAGCACAACTTGCGCAACCGACCCCTTGAAATACGAGCAGTTAATACCAGCGCATCAGATGAACACCTACCTTGCTGGGGTTCCACAAGTCACATCGTATGACGGACAGCCAGCGAAGAATAACTCGTTCTTTTATGGTGAAATATCGCTTCCAGCAACTACACTTTCGGCATCATCGGCAACAGTCGACATTGATTACCCGATGGCTCTGGCGCTTGATCCGGGCTATGAAATTTACGTCGGCCTCGGAACCGCTGTAGCTGCTGGATGGCAGGTAGGTATTGTCGGAGGGAAATATTAATGAACTATATCTTGGTCAAATTCTCAGACGGGACTGTGGGTTATCAAGAAATCGACCCCTACGGGAATGTCACGCAATACACGGATGAGACAGGAAACGTATTGTTCTCTCACGCCCCCACAGGATTAGGGTCTTCCGTCATGGACGCTAATCCTCCACGTTTAGGGTGGATGATTTAATGTTAGATACATTCCACACACCTGACTCGATAATCGCTGACTTACAGGTATTCAATGCCAATGCTGTAGCCAACGGTGTCGGCTGGCAGACTTGGAATAAACGCCGTGGTATCTCGATGGTGTACATCATGTGTATCGGCGGTGGTGGTGGTGGTGGCGGCGGCTTTGTAGGCGCTGCATCGGCGGCGGGTGGAGGAGGCGGTGGTGCTTGTGGTAATCAATCAATTGTAATTGTCCCTGCCTTCCTTTTGCCTGACCTGCTGTTTATCAGTGTCGGACATGGTGGTGCTGGAGGTTCAGGATCAGGAGTGGCCGGTGCTGCTGGTATTGCCTCGTGGGTATCCATCAATCCCGACACCGTTGTTCAGAATTGTTTATCCCATGCTAATCCTGGTGCCGGTGGTGCTGCGGGTGCCGCTACTGCCGCCGCCGCTGGTGGTGCTGCTCCTACGGCGGACACAATAGCAACTATGCCGTTGGCTGGCTTCGGGACGTCAGCATCCTATATTAGAGGCATCGTAGGAACCACGGGCGGTACAGCCACAACAGCCACAGCGGGAACAGCATATTCATTAGCAGCCACAACAGGCAACACACTAACTCCTGGAACAGGCGGGGGGGCTATAGCAACCACTGCTTCAGGCGGCGCTGGTGGTGCGATAACTGGCGTCGGCGTATTACCTGGACTCGCCGGTGGTGCAGGCGGTGCTGTCGCTGCTGCTGGAACTCCAGGTTCAGGAGGATTTGAAGGCTCAGGTAAACTTGCATTCGCTTATGGTGGCACTGGCGGCGGTGGCGGTGGTCCAACATCAACGGGCGCGGGCGCTAACGGTGGTAAAGGTTCAATCGGCTGTGGAGGTGGTGGCGGTGGTGCAATGTTCACAGGTTCCACAGGCGGCGCTGGTGGAGGCGGTGGTGCGGGGCAAGTAATTATCCTTTGTTGGTAACATAAAATGCTAGGCTTCGGTGCGATAGGCGAACTGGCGATTGGTGAAGCATCTACCATCGCTGCATCAGGAACCACTTACACTCAATCTGTAGGTGGTTCTGTGTCGTTTGCCGGCGGCTTAGCAACGTCGTTGTTTCATGGAGGCACGCTATTCTATCAGTCTTGTGCAGGAGCATTGTCCTTTGTAGGTTCTGAAGTTCGTAGCACAGCAAAGAAAGTGTCTGGCAGCTTAACTACGGCAGGCGCTCAATTACGCACAACCTATAAGGGAGTTACAGGTTCAACCAACTTTACAGGTGCTGTTGCACGTATGACACTTAAACCTGTGGTTGGAACTGTTTCATTTTCAGGTGCAATAATTAAATCTGCGTTAAAGAAAGTGTCCGGTGCGGCATCATTTGTGGGCGCTGAAACTCGCTCTATGTTGAAGACTGTAACCGGTGCATTGACATTTACCGGAGTCAACACTCGCGCAATCAGCAAGTCTGTTGTCGGAGCATTATCGTTCGTTGGGGCGCTTGGCACATCTCTCATCCACGGTGGAACGCTGTTCTATCAGACTTGTGCAGGAGCTATTTCATTCGCTGGCACTTCGGTTAAGGGTACACTTAAAGCAACCGTCGGGGCACTACCTTTAGCTGGTGCAGTTACTAAGTCAACATTTAAAGGCATTGCCGGTACTGTTGCATTTGCTGGTCTGATTGCCAAGCAAGCACGAAAAGTGGCGGCTGGTGGACTGTCTTTTATTGGAGCCTTAGGTTCATCGTTCATCCACGGCGGAACTCTGTTCTATCAGACTTGCGCAGGCACGCTTACCAGCGCCGGTGGCATTGCACGCGGTGTTGGCAAAACCTTGGTGGGATCAGTAGCCTACGTTGGCACTCAAACCAAACAAACTTCCTCCCACAAGTCCGGAGCAGTATCGTTTGTTGGGTCTGCCTCCAAATTAATTGCAAGGTCAATAGTTGGGACATTATCCTTTATCGGTACATTTGGGTCATTACTTATACACGGTGGTACGCTATTTTATCAATCGTGCGCAGGTGCTTTATCATTCACAGGGGGTACAGTTAAAAAGACTGCCAAGACCGTTGTTGGTGTATTAACTCTGTCAGGCGCAATAAGCCGTGCCACATTACATTTAATGACAGCATCATTGTCGTTTGTCGGAGGAATTACCCGCAGGATTACAAAATCAATATCTAGTGTAGTGTCATTCACAGGAACAACAGCCTCCGGGCTGGTGCATCTTTATTATCAGGCGTGCGCTGGTACAGTTAGCTTTGCAGGTTCAATCAGCGCTGTGGCTGGTTCTGTTGTACGGTCGGTTATTAAGCTGTCATCAGTCATTACACAGCGGATAGTTCAGGATTCATTGATTGTTAAGTCGGTTGCAGTGCAATCGCTAATAAATATTAAGGCGACATTACAATCGCTCATTAAAAAGGATGAATGATGTCTAATAGTTACAAGACGGACATTGGTACGGTCATAACCTTGAATGTAGGTGTGGTTATTGTTGGTGCATCGCCGGTAACAGTTGAAGTTAAAAAGCCCTCTGGCGTTTCAGCTTCTTGGCCTGCCACGGTTGGGGCGGACACCAAATCAATTGAGCATATTGTTGTTGCGGGTGACTTCAGCGAGTCAGGAACGTATATAATGCAAGCGAAAGTGGTGATTGGTTCAAGTGTATGGCTTGGGCAGTCAGTTAAATATCTGGTTCAGGAGACATTCGCATGACTGTTAAGTTAAAAGACAATACCGGTAATGGCTCATTACAGTTCAACGGGTCTGACGTTGTTACATTTAATGCGAGCGGTGTTACCGCCACATCCATCAACTCCACCCCGATAGGTAACACCACGCCAAGTACGGGGGCGTTTACTACGATTGGGGCGACTGGGTTATCTACCAGCGGTGCAGGCGCGACGACGATGACTTCCAGCGCGAATG